GCGATCGGCTTCAGCCATTCGCGGGGCACGCGGATCGTCCCGGCATCATCGGCGCGAACCCTTCGCGTCGGGGTTGCATTCATGGTCGTCATCGGTGCTCCTTCGGTGAGGGGAACGAATGGTCAGGGAACGCCAGAAGCGGTGCGGAGGGCCTGCCCGAGCAAGTCGCCGAGCGTCTTGCCGATCTCGCCCTGCGTCTCAAGTTGTGCCAGAACCCCGGCCCGCTGGTCGGCACTGAGCGCCGTCCAGTAGGTCACGAGCCGGTCGTAGGCTTCGTTCTGTGCGCGGATGGGCGTGCTCGCGTCGGTGCCGAACTGCACGTTCTTCATGGCGATCTTGCGAGTCGCTGGGTCGAAGTTCACGCTCTCGGCCTTGGCCGTCACGTCCTTACCGCTGCTGCTGTTGAGCGACACGCGGCCGTCGGGGTTGAGCAGCAGCGATACCTCGGTGCTCGCCTGACTGACCCGCCACGATCGGCTCTCACCGTCCGTGGTCACGGTGTAACTCGCCGGGCCGACGCCCCCGCTGCTGATCCGCTCGCCGACGTCGGCCGAACCGGCATCGAACTGGAGCGTGTTCGGGCTCGCGTTGTCGATGCGGGTGCCCGCACCGTCGATCGTCGCCCGCGTTCCCGGCGCGAGTTCAGTCTGGACGCACGCGCCCAAGACAGAGAAGACAAACACGGACACCAGCAGGATCGTCAGTTTCATAGTGTTCCCTTCGTTGCGAGTGACACAAACTCGTGCATCGTCAGTTTCATGCGATTCGATTTCTTACCAGGCATGAAGTCTTCAGGCTTCGCCCGCTTGTTCCCGGCACACCGAGCGACCAGAGCCATGAGGCTGGCCGTGTGCCCCCACGCTGCCTCTCTCACGCCGTCGGCGAACTCTCGGAGTTCCCAGAGTTGGAAGGGGCCGGGATCGACTCCGGCCGCTCCGGCGAGTCGGTAGATGTGCCGCCAGGTATGAAGGTGCTCAACGGCGCAGCGTCGATCTGATCCGCCAGCGCCTGCGCCTGAGCCGCGATCGTCTGATGGACCTGCTCCAGCTTCTTGCCCAGCGACCGGAGCAGCGGGCCGTGGGCCGTTGAGAAATCCGTGAGGGCTTCGATGAGTGCCCGCTGCGCCGCGACGACCGACTCCTCGGAGTCGAACATCTCGGCCCATTGCTCGGGGGTAATCGCCGACGGCGCGATGATTGCGTACGTCGCCGTCACCGATCGCACGGGGTCTTCGGTCATCTTGAGGATGGCCGAAGGACCGCCGAGCAAGTCCACGCCCGCATCCCTCGCGCGTGCGAGAGATGCGACCGTGGCCCGAACCGTGAACGTCTGCCCCCCAAGCCTGAGCGTCGCCATTGTGCAGACTCCGTTGATTGTGTTAGGCGATGACCGTCTGCCAGCCAGCGGTGAAGCCGGTCATCGTCGCGGGCTTCGCCTCGACGGCGATCGTTACGACATTGTTGAGCGGCTCGGACTGGCTGTATCCCGTGATGACAAAGCCCATGCGGAACCACTCGACGCCCGCCACGCCGCCGGATGCGACGGTGCCGCTCGTGCCGATCGCCCCAGTCGAGACGATCAACTCCATCGGCGTGCCGGCGATGTGCGCGTCGCGGATCGTGGTGCGGTCGGTGTCGCTGGCGTTGAGCACCAGGTTGAAGGTCAGGCTCACATCGACCATGCCCGATGCGTAGGTGCGGAACCGGCTCGCCCGGGTCGATGCCTCGGCCGCGTCCGCCGACGACGAGAACTCAACGTCCGCCACGTTGGCGATGACGTCGTAAACCGGGCTCGCGCCGGTGCCAGTGTTGCGGGAGAGAACGTGGCTTTGGCCGATGCGTGCGGACATGGAAATGCTCCTGTCAGATGGTGCTGATCTGGTACGTGGCGGTCATGTAGATCGCCCCGATGTTCTGTTCGCGGAGTGCGGTTGCGTCGAGTGCGCCGGCGAAGTCCGTCGACACGTACGACGCGACGCCCTCAGACGTGGTCATGTTCTTGCGTGAGAGGTACCGGCGAACGTCGTCGGCCTCTTTGCCAAGATCCTCGGACGCGGTAAAGTCGTTGGCGATCCGTTTGAACAACGCGATGCCAACACCCACAGTGTGAAGGTCGGTGGTGCGGGTCAGGGGCTCGACGGCGTACGTCGCCGGAAACACAATGCACACGGTGCCCGCTGGCATCGCGTCTGCGGCCTCGATGTCCGGCGCGGCCTTCAGTCGCATCTCGAATGCGTTGCCGGGCGTCGCCGCGACGAGGTCGCGGCATGCCTTCGTCACGATGTGGGGGATGCTCACGCTCACGCCTGCCCCCTCAGCGCCGTGCGCACTCGCACCGATGCACGTTCGCTGCTGGTGTAGGCCCAGCACGGAAGCCCGCTGTTCGGCATCACGCGATACGTCAACGTCACGCCGCCGATCGTCGTGGTGATCTCGTCGGCGGGTTGCGGGTCGAACCGCACACCGCCGAACACGAGAAGGCTGGTCAGGATGATGAAGTCGTGCGAACGCTTCTCGGTGACGACGCCCGACTCGCCTTGCTCGGTCCAGTCGGTGCGTCCCGACGTTGCACGCACGGTGAGCGTGTTGCCGTTGAAGCGGCGGTAGGTGGCCGTCGACGCCATCTCGGCGTTGCGATCATTCGCCAGTGCGTTCAGGCCGTCGGCCAGAAGGTTGCTCATTGGGAAACCGCCTCCGCGACTCTCGTCACGGGCGGCGGCGGGCTGGGGCGGTGTGACTCAGCGGTTCGGCAGAAGCTCGACAACCAGCGTGCCGGCGGGCGGGTTGGCGGTCGAGCCGTTGGTGATGCTCAGGCGGAACGTCTCGCCAGCGGTGAGCAGCGAGTGTGTCGCGTCAGGGATGCCGCACGTGTTGTAGCCGTTGTTCGTCGGCACGGTGACGGCGTTGTACGTCGTCGTGCAGATCGTGTTGCCCGCGCCGTCGGTCAGGGCGAGCACCATCGTATTGGAACCGTCGACGCCGGCGAACGAGCCGTTGGCGACGAACCCGGCGGAGACGATCTGGCCGCCGCGGGGCAGAGCCGCGAGAACGCGGTCGGCGATGTCAGCGCCGGCGGCGAGGTCTTCGACCGCGAACGTCAGCACCGTGGGGGACGCGGCGTTGACCATGCGGGTGCGAACCAGGGTGTCGGTCGTCGCAGCCGCACGCGTGCAGATCCCGGCGAAGGGCTGCGCGGGGTCGCGGGTGGCCTGATTGGTGCTCGTGTTGTAGCGGACGATGTCACCGACCGCGAACGCGGTGCCCGCGCCCGTGGCCTTGGCGATGTCGAACGTGCCGTCCAGACGGAACGAACCGAGTTCGCTCGCGGCGACGTCGGCCTCGGCGAAGCCGATCAGCGGGCCGGCGACGGTCGGGCGACCGGCGCTGATCGCGGATGCGGGGGCGGTGTTCAAGTAACTCGGCGTGGCAATGTGGGTGGCGCTCATTCTACGGGCTCCTTGGCGGCGTCGTGCGGACGCCATTGGTTGCGATGCAAGGGCCTCGCCCTCGCCTTTGGAATCCCACCGGGCCGACTTCTCGGCCCGGTGGTTTGGTTCACTTCACTCAGGCTCAGGCCCCGGTGATCTTCACAGCACCGCGGGGATCGGCCGCGATCGCACCGAACTCGTACGTGCCGCGGAAGCCCATGCCAAGCTGGTTGGCGTCGGACTCGACGGCCTCGATGGTCGGGGTCCGACGACCCTGGACATAGACCACCTCGAGCGCCGCAACTTCGGCGGGGTTGGCGAACAGGTACCACGCCGTCGTGCTGTTGCCGGTGATCTTGGAGTTCTGGAGGAACGGGGACACAACCGGCGCGAACATGCCGACGTGCGGGTTGCCGGCGGGGGTGCCAGCGCCAGCCGTGGTCGTCTCGTTGACGTAGCGGTCGGCGAACAACTGACCGGCGAGGACCGCATTGCTGGGGCCGACGAGCAGCGTCTTGGGCTGGGCGGCGATCGGCTCGCCGTTGGTGTCGGTGAACAGCAGGAACTGCTGCCATGCCGCGGTCAGAGCGTCAACGCTCAGCACGTTGCTGGAGCCGGTCAGGTAGTTGCCGTTCGCGGTCGTGAACAGGCCGGAGCCCGACGAACCGGCGATGATGCCGATAACGGCCTTCTCGCGGGCGAGGAACGCCGAGCGGGCGATGCCGCGGGGGATGGCTTGGAACGCACCGAGGTCGTCGTTGACGATCTGCTCGCGGGTGAGCATGACCAACTGACCGCGGGTGCGGGCGCGGTTGGTGTAGGACTCCTCGGTCAGCGACACCTTCGGGAGTTCGCCGTTCTGCGGGACCAACTCGGCCTCGCCCGTCATCGTCAGGCGATAGCTGGTGGTGTTCTTGAAGTCGGGCACGTCACGCTCGAGCGCGATGCTCGGGACCACGGACGCGAAGGACAGGAACGAATCGAGCAGCACCTTGTTCGCGGCGTTGCCGAGCAAGCCCGACAGGCCGATGGTCGAGAAGCCGCTGGACGCCTGAATCGTGCCGGCGCGGATGCGGGCATCGAGAGCGAACGCGGCCTTGACCTCACGCTCGCCGACGTTGGAGCAATCCTCGCCGTTGGCGCGAAGGAACGCGGCGACGATGTCGCGGAGGCCCATCGTGCCACGCTTCTCGGCGGCTTCGAGGGTCTTCTCGCCGTACGCCTTGAGCATGGTCTTTTCGCGGTTCGGCGAGCCGTTCATCGCGTTGAACGCGAGATTGGCCTCGATCACCTTCGCCTCGTCGCCGTCGTCGCGATGCACGCGACCGGCCGGGGCCTTCGCACGCTCGGCGCGGAGCACGGCGAGCTCGGTCTGCTCGGGGCTCCAGCCGTTCTCGATCGCGTCGGCAACGATCGCCGGGTGACCCTTGGCCTTCTCGCTCACCGCGGCGATGCGGCGGTACTCGGCGGCCTCAGCCTCGCGGCGTGCCTTGATCGCGGCATCGTTGGAAGCGGTGATGGTGGCGGACGGTTCGGCGATTGGGGCGTCGGCGGTCTTCACGTCGTCGGGCATGCGGTTCTCCTTGTTTGCCGCACGCATGGCGGCGAGTGTGTTCGTGTTGTCGTCAGCCCCAAGGGCGACGATGGATGCTTCACTGAGTTGGACTTCGCGGGCCACGTACAACGGGCCGGTCATCTCGCGGCCGTTGACGGTGACGTTTGCACCGGCCTTGACGTATTCCTCGCGGGTCACGTCAGCGCCGATGCTCGATTGAAACTGATACCCGGCGTCGATCATCGCGCTGATCTTGGCGACGAGGTCGGGAGCGCCGTTGAGTGTGGCCTCAACATGCACGCCCGTTGCATCGACGCGGATCGAGTCGGTCATTCCCGCGATGGAGTCGATGTCGGTGCTGTGATTGAACAGCACTGGGCGGGGCTTGTCGGTGAACTTCACACCGTTGAGGTCGATGATGACCGGGTCGGACCACGAGTACTGGCGGATCGGCTCGCCGGTGTAGAGCGCCATCTTGATCTTGCGTGCGCCGGAGGGCTTGTCGCCGTCCATCGCAACGATCGACAATCCGCCCGTGCTGGTGCGGATCGACTTGATCTCGGCGGGGCGATTCTGGTTGCGTCGACTGTTGCTCACTGCTGAGGCTCCTGTGTGTCGGTCGGATCAGCCGCGGGCTGCGTGACGTTGGCGTACGGGGCGACCATCCACTGCGGCGTGAAGCCCGTCTCGCCGACGCGGAGCATCTGCTCCTTCATCATCAGAAGGTGGTCGTCGATGTCGCGGTCGCTGTTGAGTTCGTCGCTCAGAAGTGCCGTGCCGTTGCGGAGCCGTTCGCCCTGGGCCTTGGCTTCCTTCTCTGGGTCGAGCGCCGCAAACTTGTTCCAGCCCCATGCGTACGGCACGTCCTGCGTGCGGAACACGAGCGGGAACTGCGCCGGGCCACCGCCCCACAGTGACGACAGAAGCATGGCCTCGCGCATGAACTCAACGAACATCGGGGCGAGCACCATCTCGTTGAAGCGTTCACGCTCCACGTTGACGTGCTGGCCATACCGCATGTGATCGAATCGGGCGCTCGAGTAGTTGTAACCGCTCGCGTCGCCGCTCGCGTGAGCCATCGGCATGAGCAAGCATCGAGCACCCTCGCGGAGAAGGTTGTTGCTGAACTCCGAGTGCGTCGCCGTGGGCTGCTTCGCGTCGACCTGCTTCAGGTGCCATCCGCCCGGAAGCGTGACGATCTGGCCGGAGGGCAGGTCGAAGGTATCGCCGGGCTCACCGTCTTCAGTGCCGTTCGGCGCGGTGTCCGTCTCAAGCACCGCGGCCATGCTGGCGACAGTCTCGGCGGCGGTGACCGTCGCCTTCGTGTACCGGCGGCGCGCGGCCATCAGCCCGAGCATGGTCGCGACTTCAGAGAAGCCGCGGACCTGTCCGGGGCGATCCATGCGGAAGATGTGGAGCATCTTGCCCGCGTCGATCTTGTCGGCGTCGAGCGGATTCGCACCCATGAACTTGTCGCCCGGATGCCACTTGAGCACGTAGTACTTCGTGACGTTGCCCCACTCGTCGAACTCCAGACCGGAGTTGCGGGTCGGGGACTCGTCGAAGTTCTGCGGGTGCTCGACCTGGTCGGACTCGACGAGGCGGACGTCGAGCTTCACGGGGTGCGGCGAGCGTGGGTTGTTCGTGAACAACAGGAACGCTTCGCCGTCAACCTTCCACGCCTTGTAGGCGCAGCGGAGTTTTTCATTCAGTTTGGTCGCGATGACCCATCGCTTCCAGAACATCTCAAGACGCCGGGCCGCGGCTCGCTGATCGGGTGAGGTTGTGAGGATCTGGAGCCGCGGCCCGGTGCCGATCACATCTTCGCACAACGACTCGATCATGCCGCGCAGCACCGACGAGTTACCGACCTCGTATCGGGCGCGGCGGCGTGCCAGGTCGCGCACGTTGAAAGACAGGGAAGCGGTCGGCGAGAGCGTGTCAGCGCCGGCCCAATGGTTGCGATTCTCGGGGGTGCCCTGCGCGATCTCGTAGCGAACCGCCGACACGCGACGGCCAGCCTTGGCCTGCGGTGCCGGGGTGTCGGTTCCGGCCCACGCCGGGAGCGAGATGGAGGTCGCGACGGTCACGAGTGCGTCATCCCCTTGTTCTCGACCGTGCGGCGCTTGAGACACTTGAACGGGTTGGCGGACACGGTCTGCCCGGCAAGGAACCGGAACGCCTCGACAAGTTGAGTGACCGACATGCGGGTGACGCTGCCCTCGTCACCGGACGCGGACTGCACACCGCTGGCGGCGTTCGTCGCGATCTTGTCCTTGATGTCGTCGGTCGTTGCCATTGTGAATAGTGTTGCGAATGTCTGAGTGCGCGTCAACGGATAATCATGCCCCGCGGTGCAATGCTCTCAGGGGGTAAGCGCAGGTATCCGATTTGCCATGCCGAGCCCGGGCGATCCTCGCGAAACTTCACGCGGCGGACCTGTCCCGACCGGATGAGATCGCTGAGGGCCATGCTCACCGATCGGTGCGTGGTGTGCGTGTGAAGTGAGATGCTGAACGCGGTCATCGGTGTCTCTTCGTCGAGCACGTCGAGTGCCAGTTCTCGCACCGTGCGATCGGCGGCGATGATGAATGTGACAGCTTTGGCCTCAAGGCGGGGGCTCGTCTTCTTCGGGCTGGGGCTCGGGCGCGGGGATGATCCAGTCAGGGACGAAAGCCCAGAGCGACCATCCGTGCTGCATGGGGTGGTCCTCACGTGCTGAGCCTCCGGGTCCACGGTGTCACGGTCGGGAGCCCGCTGTCGTCGCGGCTTCCCCAGTCGATGATGATCGCGCCGACCTGCACCTCGCCCGGAATCATCAAACGGTGCGTGTATCGCGTCGGGCCTTGCCATGCGGGCGTGACGAACGCGATCGCCGGGCCGGCACTCTCATCGCGATAGACGCGGCAGACGTGCGAGTGAGCAAGCCCGAGAAGCCGCGTGGGCTTGTGCCCGGCGCGGGCGCGGGCGAGTTGATACTGAGCGAGTGCCGTCCCGAGCGGTGTGGCCTTGAGCCATTCGCGGCTCGTCGTCGGCATGTGGTGTGAAAACGCACACGGGACGTCGGCTTGCGTGAGCATCAGACGATCGGACGCGAGCAACTTCTCTCGCGTCGCGCTGCACGCCCGGTAGTGCTTGGCGAGCCCATCCTCACTCGCGGCCCCGGTGTGTGCCTCAGTTCCGCGGATGAACCAGAGCCGGTTCGCCTCTTTGGCGATCGGGTCGAACGTCTCCATGAACATCTGAACGTGATCGGCAACGGTCGTGCCGTTGATCTGCGTGGCGCGGTGATGGAACCCCTCGATCGCGTCGCCGTTGACGATCACATCGTGCGTGCCGGGCAGTGCGTGAACGTACGCCCACAGGTCCGACCATTGCTTCCACAGCCACTTCTGAAAGTCGTTCTGCCCGATAGGTCCAGTCTCGGGCGACTCGAACTCCGGCGGGAGCAGGCCCATCGACGAGCCGCAGTGCGTGTCGGAGATGACGATTGTCCACCGCCCCGGCGGCGGTGCGTCTTCCCACTCGGTTTTGTTCTTCGGACGCCAGGCCCTGGTGTCGCGCATTCGTTGCTCACAAGATGGGAGGTGACGAGCCGGTGATCGTGTTCACTCGCGGCAGCGTCGATGCTGGCGACGGGCCGACGATCGGCGCGGCCAGTGGTCGTCCGTCGATGTCAACTTGTGCGGTCATCCAGTCGATGTGCGGCGTTGACGCTGGGACCGCGGAATAAATCAGCGGAGCACTCC